AATGTTCATTCCTTGTCCTTTTCTCTTTGCCGGTAGGGGGCACAGAACGAACCGGTTAAACTTTGAACATTGATAAAATGGGCGCAAACTCTTTATTGATAGGCGTTTCAGAAGGATATGGCACGGACGCCGATTTAAAACGAAAGGTTTTTTGCTTTACACTTGCTTTACTATTGCTTTAATCAAATAACGGTTCGATATAAGCAAATGCGGCTCGCCCTTTGCTTTTCTCTTTACTTTGCTTATCATTTCCTTTGATTATATATAAGGCTGCTAGATCGTCCCAAAATGGGGCGGTTAAACAGCCCTATATGTTTCCTCTTTTTCTTGTACCTATTTTAGTAGTTTAACACTGTAAATACTTCCATATACTTATTATTTGGTACTTTTGTATAAATCAAAATTCCAAAAAGCATGAAGAAAACTGATACAAAAGTGATACTTGTTCACCTGATTTTTGAAAAGCGCAATTATACCTTCGGAAGTATTTCCGCGATCTTTGATAGCCCGGAAGGATTGGACGAAAAGAAAATAGGTATAACAAAAAACACACTATTGCACGCTGGACTATCCGACGGAAATCCCAAAGCCACTTCACGGGCTATAATACAGCAGTTACCCCTTATTAGGTGCAAAAGATAATAGTTTGTAAAACAGAATATTAAAGCCGTTAGAATGGTGTTCACCCAACATCTTCTAACGGCTTTAGTTTTGATGTTAAATTCATAAGGGGGACAAAAAGAGGGTCGTAAAAGAGGGGCTAAAATAATGTTAAAAGAGGGTCAAAAGGGGGTCAAAAGTATGTTTATTGACGCATGAAAACAGATACAACGCTACATAAAAACATCTATTTTGGCAAAAAAAGTCTCTTAAATGGGTAGAAAATGCCATTTAAGAGACGTCTATTACAGTTCTTTACACTAACTTAGTATGCTGTTATTCAGTATATTAAGTTTGATTTCTTTCTTTAATTGCCTTATAATTGCGTGCGTGTATCCAATTTGGGGCTATTCAAGGCATACCGCACCAATAACAACAGCAATACCGGTGATCTCGTCAACTGGTATTTCAAAAGGTGGATAGTCTTTATTATCAGATATAGCGCGCAAATGTTCTTTATCATCACCCGGCATAATACGTTTCACCAACATACCTTGTTCACGAGTAGCGATTACATGGCATTTATTCCATTGCAAAAACTGTGTATTTCGGAGTATAGAACAGGCGATAACATCACCTGAATTAAAATGTGGATACATAGATAATCCAGTAATTTCGATCATAAAATCAACATGGCAATTTTTGAACTTAGGTATTACGTAATAATCCTTTATATCGGCTTCTTCTATGGCAAAGTCGGCACATCCGAACCCTGCCGCTACCCTTGTAGTCACTAAAGGAATAGGATTTAAACCATTCCTTGCAGCTTCTGCAAACGGTATTGCTTCCGGTGTGTGTGGTATTTCACCTATTGGAAGCTGTTTTATAGTTGGTGCTCTTTCTGTATTTATAGATGAAGAATAAATAGAGGAATTTTGCCGTTCCTGTTCCTTTAACATATTTCCTTTACCTGTTAAAAGCCATTCGGGATTTATGTTTTCGCATTTTGAGTATATTAATTCTGTATCGAATGTGTTTCTGCTTAACCATGTGCTTAATCCTTGCGCAGAGACGCCTAAACGCTTTGCAAACTGTGATTTATTACCCCCTTCATAATGATTAATAAGGGCATTTAGCATTTCTTTTTTATTCATATTAGTACATAATTAAACAAAACGAGAAAATAATACTCATTTTGTTTGGTGATTAATTCTCAAAATGTTTATATTTGCACCGTGTTAAAGATATTAACGGGCGGTAAATATAAGAAAAACGCCTGAAAGTTCAACAATTAAAGCTGTGAATTATGGAAGCTAGGTTTGAAAAAGGACAGAAAGTGAAAGTTACAACCAAAAGCGGTAATAGTATTGAAGGTACTGTAAAAGACTGGGATTACAATTACTGTACGTTTGAAAAGGAATATGCCATTGACTACCTGAAGGACGGTAAGGTTTGGACTATGATAGGCGTACCCGAAAAGAATATAACACTAATACTTCCGTAGTTCGTGAGAATAGGGGAAGATAATTTAAACAGATTATTAACAATAAAACAATATAGCGATGAAAAAGCATATTTATTTAGACAAAGCCGGAAAAGGCAAATTACGTCAGATATTCGGATGTACTGATGTAATGGTGTGGAAGGCTTTGACATTTGAAAGCGACAGTGAATTAGCCCGCAAAATACGTTATACAGCTACGAAAGAGTTTGGCGGTGTATTAATGGGTGATGGTGTTTATTCAGGATTTGAAACCATACATGATACAACGACAATGACACAAACCTTCAGTAATCGTGTTAAAATTGTTGCATACAAGAATATAAACAAGACTGCCGTATTGATTGACGGAGAAGTCAAACAGACAGTGAGCGATTTATCAATCGCTGAATTTATGAATCTTCAAAAAGAAGTAGCTAGAATAGCTTCTGAACTTCAGCTTTAAAGTTGCATTATGGAGTATTACGGAAAAATATTGTGCATATCAAAAGACGACCTGACGCGCGATGATCGGGCAGTTGTGGGAACATACAAGATTGATGTAACCAAAGCCCCTATTATGAGCAATGAGTGCTATAAATCACTTATCCGTCGCAAAAAAATGAAGGTTGCTCGTAAAGGCGTAGGCCGTGGGGTTACTGCTTTGGTTTCCGTGGATAGTCTGCCAGACAAATATAAAAAGTTAGTTGAACAAAAATACGGTAGTATGGATGTCGAAATATTAAGAAATTGGTTTGCTTCTCATTGGGAAGTTGATGCCAATGCACGTAGTTTTTATTCTCGTTATCGTCTTGCATCCGGTAAGCCTTTAGAACCGGAACAACAGCAGGAATACACATTGAATGCTTCTGCCTTGCAGTCTGTTATTCGTTTGATGAATGATGTTAAGATGAAACGGGCGGTTATGCAGAATAACAAAATTCGCTGGGAAGAAATGGCGGGCGCTATTAGCTTCTTTCAAGAAGAGTTCGGGCACAATCTGCCGCTTTCTGTCAACCGTTTCAAGAAGAAGGTTAAAGACTTTCAAGAAAATGGATATGACAGTCTGATAAGCAAGAAATTTGGCAATCAGAACACAAGAAAGGTTGATGTAAACATTGAACGTCTTGTACTAGGTTTGGCAACGCTTCCGAATAAACCGTGGAACACTAACGTAGGTGACATGTATAACAAGTTCATTGACGGGGAATTACAAGTGTGCGACCCTGAAACAGGTGAAATCTTTGACGCTTCGGATTTTGTAGATAAGAAAGGCAATCCGATCAAACTTAGTCAGTCCACAATAAACAGCTACCTGAACCAGCCGAAGAACAAAGTTTTGATTAATAGCAAACTTATGACATGGAGCACGTTCATGCACAATGAACGTCCACACGTACACCGCCATGCCCCGGAATTTTCTTTCAGTAAGATTTCATTTGACGACCGCGATCTGCCGCGCAAACTGAAAGATACTAAACAACGGCCAAAGGCTTATTATGCTTATGACGTGACAAGTCAGTGCGTTGTTGGTTTTGCCTATAATCGCAATAAGAATGTGGATTTGGTTGTTGACTGTTTTCGTGACATGTTTCAGCGTATAGAGCGCAACGGATGGAACTGCCCGGCACAGGTTGAAGTAGAAAACCACTTAATGAGCCAGTGGAAAGACAGTTTTTTGAAGGCCGGTACAATGTTCCCCTTTGTTCGCTTTTGTGCCCCTTTGAACTCACAGGAAAAATATGCAGAACCTTTGAACGGTGCAAAGAAACGTAGTATTGAACATAAGAATCATTTAGGCATTGGGCGTTTTTATGCAAAGAATGAGAAATACAGGGCTGAAAGCAAGAAAATCAGTGATGAATATAACGACAACTATGAAGATAAGCAATATTATACGTGGGAAGAACTGATTGCGGACGATGTAGCGGACGTTATGGAGTTTAACAACTCATTGCATCCAAATCAAAAGAAATACCCTAAAATGACGCGCTGGCAGGTTCTTGAAAGCAATATGAACCCTACACTGCAACAGGTTGATAAGGCTATCTTATACCGATACATCGGTGAGCATGTAGAAACAAGTATCCGCCGTAACAGCTACTGCCGTGTAAACTATACAAATCTTTGGTTAAGCAGCCCGGAAGTTCTTGACCGGTTAGCACCAAATAATGTTCAAGTGGATGCTTATTATTTGCCCGATGATGAAGGAAATATGGGTGATGTGTATATTTATCAAAACGGGATACTACTTGACAAGTTAAGCAATATCGGAACTTATAACACAGCCGATGTCGAGCAGACCGAAGTAGATGAACAAATTATGACCGAACAATTAAAAAAGATAAGCCAGTTTGATTCAATGACTAAAAAACAAGCGATTCCGCCTGTCGTAGTGATGAAAACTGAAACCGTGAAGAAAGTAGAAGCAGCAGTGGCGAAGCCTGTACAGATAAAAAGTACAGAAATGGATGCCGATACATTAATATCACGATTCAGCAACTACAAAGGTCGGGGACTGGCCGATACATAACAGCATTAGAATAACATTAAAACATTATTATAACATGGAAGTAACGAATGAAATTAAACAGCGTATTCTTGAAGCTATAAAGGCAAATCGGGAAAACTATACATCAGATAACAAACATGCGATTGCACTTGGTATTTCTCCAAGTGTCTATAATGTACTGAAGAAGGGAAAGACAGACAAACAGGTTAGTGATACAAACTGGATTTGCATTGCACGCCGTTTAAATGTGTCTTTGGCAAATGAAATTCAGTGGCAGGCAGCCCAAACCCCAACATTTACATATATAACGGAGCAGTTAACTATGTGTCAGGAAAGTGGTATTTCTGCCGTTTTGTGTGACCTTGCAAACATTGGTAAGACGTTCACGGCCCGTATTTATGTAAAGAATCATAAGAACGCTATATATGTAGACTGTTCACAGGTTAAGAGCAAACAACGCCTTATTCGCTTCATTGCGAAAGAATTTGGAGTGAATTACAATGGTAGATATTGCGATGTGTATGACGATTTATGCTTTTATCTTAAAACGCTGGAATCTCCTTTAATAATTCTTGATGAAGCGGGTGATCTGCAATATGAAGCCTTTTTGGAACTGAAAGCCCTTTGGAATGCAACGGAACGCTGTTGTGCTTGGTACATGATGGGTGCTGACGGGCTGAAAGAAAAAATGAACCGATCTATCCAATGTAAAAAGGTAGGTTATACAGAAATGTTTTCCCGCTATGGTGATAAGTATAGTAAAGTAACACCGGATAGTGGCGAAGAACGTGAAGCCTTCCTGAAAGCACAGGCAGCAATGGTTATAAAACTAAATGCCCCGGCAGGCACAGAAGTGATGAAGGTAGTAAATCAGACAGGCGGCAGCCTTCGCCGTGTATATACTGAAATCGAAAAATTGAAAAGAAATGAAGCGTGCCTATTCTCCTAAAGAAATACAGTCAATGAATATTCCTAGCTTCCCATTTACCGACGAATGGGAAGCAGCTTTCGGAACACCTGACAGAACAGGAACTTGGATTGTGTGGGGAGATAGCGGAAACGGGAAAAGTAGTTTTGTCATGCAGTTGGCAAAGTATTTATGTCAGTTTGAGAAAGTCATTTATGACAGTTTGGAAGAAAGTACAGGGCTTTCGCTTCAGAACAGTATTAACCGTTGCCGTATGGACGAAGTTGACGGTCGTTTTCAGATACTTGACCGTGAACCGATGAATGAATTGTCTGAAAGGCTTTTGAAGCGTAGAAGCCCCAAAATCGCTATTATAGACAGTTTCCAGTACTCCGGTCTTACCTATGCTACATACAAAGCTATGAAAGAAAAGCATCGCAATAAGTTACTCATTTTCATTAGTCATGCCGAAGGCGTAAAACCTGAAGGCCGTGCAGCTAAAAAAGTAGCTTATGATGCAGACGTGAAAATATTTGTTCAAGGTTTTCGGGCAATCTGCAAAGGCCGTTTTATAACTAAACCGGGCAATCACTTCACTATTTGGGCGGAAGGTGCTATACAATACTGGAATGAGAAATAACCACTAATAAATTTATAGTCATGGATGAAATTATTGAAGCAATTTTGAGTGAAGCAACAAAGAAAGCTAACAGGCTATCACTTACAGAACAATCATTTGTTTATACCGAACTATCGGAACACTTCACACGTCTTTCGCACGATGCTATAATGGCGGAATTTGGAATGAAAGAGGAGGACGAACCATGAGACGGACATACGCACGTTTTTACGTTCTTCTCAATCGCTTACCCACAACTGACAGGGAAGAACTGAAGGCAAATCTAGTAAGCCAATACACTAACGGACGGACAGATTCACTTAAAGAAATGACGAATAAGGAATATGATGCAATGTGTGACGCCATGCAGGAACAGGATAAAGGTTACAAAGCCCGCGAAATAGCCCGTGAAGAATTAAGGCGTAGACGGTCGGCAGCCCTTCACCTTCTGCAAAAGAATGGAATTGATACAACAGACTGGAATCGCATTAATCAATATTGCGTAAATCCGCGTATTGCTGGAAAGCCTTTTGGCAAACTCACTATTGATGAACTAGACCTGTTGTGCATCAAATTAAGAATGATAATTCGGAAAGATAATAATACAGATAAATCACTTTTAAATTAAAAAACAATTATGGAAAATGTAGAAAAGAAAGTTATTGAAGTTACTGGCGAAGAACTCGAACAGTACAACGCATTCAAGGCTGAACGAGCAAAAAAGAATGCCAAAGAACAGGCAAAGAAAGATCGCGAAGCCTATCGCGATTTAGTGGATGAAACGATAGAAAAGACAATCCCTGCCCTAGTATGTCTTAGTAAGAGTATCAAGGATACCAAAAAAGCGGTTTTGGATAATTTTAAAGATGCGATTGAAATGAAGTCTGACGTACTTAAACTCAAAAAGGACGGGCAGCGTAGTGATACTTTTACCAATTCTAAAGGAGATAAACGCATAACCGTAGGCGTATATACAACAGATGGTTATCTTGATACAGTAGAAGATGGCATCGCAATCGTGAAAGAATACATTGAAGGGCTTGCCAGTGATGAAAAGACAAAGGCACTTGTTAAAATGGTGCTTCGCCTGTTGGCACGTGACGCAAAAGGGACATTAAAAGCCAGCCGGGTAGTTCAACTTCGTAAAATTGCTGAAGAAACCCAAAGCGAAAGATTCATGGAAGGTGTGCAGATCATTGAAGAAGCCTACCAGCCAGCTATCAGTAAACAGTTTATTCGTGCTGAAATGAAGAATGAGAATGGAAAGTGGGGTTGTATTCCTTTAGGCATGACAGAATCGTGAGTAAAAAGCAACAGCCTACATTATTGATAACCCCGCCTTTTTCTTCGGTAGGAAATCCAGTAGAACAGGAAGAATTTGGCGGGATTCCTTGCGAATACTGCCACGGTAATGGCTGGTTTTTAGGAATGGAAGAAGATAGCCGTGACAGCATCCGAATAGAATGCCCGTTGTGTAAAGGATATAAGAAACTAAAGGCCACTGTTACAATAAGCTGGTCGGCAGATGAAAGTAAATAACTAATAGAAATGAGGAAAATTATAAAACGCTTTTTGGCTTGGTGTTTCAGAGAAGAATTAAGCCATTATAATGAAGTTATTTCGCAATGCGAGAAGGAACGGATTTTGCTTCAAGAGCAAATTAATAGGACGAAAAACGTTCTATCCAACTTTGATGTAAGCGTAGACGTGCATCATTATGCACCATCTTGGGCGGTAGTATCTTTGCAAGGTAGAAAATCCGACTATTTGAAGTTCATAGATTTGGGAGATAGTGATATTCTTGAAATATCTCGTTTTCTATCTCATTTTGACCGTAGAAATCATATAAAAATAGATTGTTCACCTATGGATGCTCCCTATTTCCGTCAATTCAAAAACAGAACATTTAAAGTATAACAATAAAAATATGAATCAGAATATAGTCATAAAGAAAGAAAAGCCTATCTGCCAATTAGAAGGGCTTCCCGGAGTAAAGAGGCATGAAATAGATGCGTATTGGTTCAAGGACGTAAACGATATAGAGGCAACCCTTGAACTTGGATATGCTTGTACTTCTGCTGGAGATAATGGAGCTATAAACGTTTGGAAAGATGATGCAGGGATAATTCGTAGTGAATTAATGCGACACTGCATTACTATTGAAAAAAGAACGTTCGCCAGCTATTCAGAAGCAGAAAAGTGCGTTAATGATTGGCTTGAAAAGATTAACTAATAAAAATAAGACATGAAGAAAATATATAAATATCGGATACTATGGTCTATATATTGCATTTGCACTATACCCATACTTCCAATTATTATTATCACTAATATCTTAGATAAAATTAGTGATTGTATTAGCTATAAGTATGAAGCCGTGAAAAATAGAATTATTCAAAAGTATAAACCCTCATAGCAGAAAGGTATATTATGAAAGTAATACATTGCAGACAGTGTAAAAAAGAAATAAAAGGCGGTTTTTACAATACTCCTAACGGTGTTTATTGCCCCGCTTGTTGGGAAAAAAAGCCCCAAGAAGTGAGAGATAAAGCATTAGCAGACACATTAAAGAAGTTAGCTATAATCGGTAGAAACTTTAATAAATGATTCAATATGACGAAAGAAGAATGGAAACAAGTAGAAGAATGGTGGGGAACTGGTTTAGGTCATGTTAGCATGGAGATAGACGGTTATTCAATCAGTCTTAATAATTTTGCAGATAAAGAGAAAATGACGCTTTCTGTTATAGTTTATATTGATGGAATGATATGCGGTAAATACTCAAATACAGATAACGAGATCGGAAACCGTTTTTGGCAGAGAATAAAGAAATCACTTTATTCTCCTAAAGAGTTAAAGACACGGGCGCAGTTATACGGGAAAAGAAGCAAGGAAAGCAAGCAAAAGTATTTTGAAATGAACAGCTTCCTATGGCGTTCCTTCAGCGCATTTAAAAAGCATATTATCAGCAATAATGCAAGTATTGTTTTTAAAAGTTGCGGGTTTTAGGATATAAACAAGAAAAGAAATGAACCAATACACATGTATTCGGGAATATCGCATTGATAAATACGATATTCAGGGGAATAAGACGGTTATAGTTGTAAAAGTTGGCGATGTTTTAAATGAAGATAACATATATCTCAATAAAAGATATTGCATGAAAATAAATTGAATAGATATGATTGAAATAATAGAAATACATGAATTTACAGCCCATAGGGTTGAAACACAGGATAACACATATACGCGATACTCGTCTATGTGTTGGACTATTGTAATGGGAGAAAGCGAAGAACCGGTGTATGACTGTAAAGAACTGGAAGAAGCCTATCAGAAATGCAGATCAGCCCCCAAATGAATATCAGTTCTATCTGTGATCTATTTTCGTCATCATCCTGTATTCACATTCTAATATCCCCTTTATATGTGGCTTACGAATGTATGAATCCGTTTGTTTTCTGATTATTCCGTTTTGTAGAAGATTGATCGTCCGGTTTTGCTCACTGATAATCATACTTAATACAATGATTATAAAGATAAGTGCTATATAGCCGATAGCGATTAAACACACTACTTCTTTGAAATGGAATAAATCTTTGAAAGTTCTAAAGTTGCTCATGTTTTGTATTGTTTAAATAGAACGTGCCCGAAAATAAATATACCCTTCGTAGAGGTGCGGCAAACAACCCAAGTAAGGAAGCATAGATATAACGGGCACGCATATTTGTGATAAAACAAAACACGCTCACCGCTCAATCTATTTCCTTACTTTGTTGAAAATTGCCGCTTTCTACAAAGGAAAAATTGAACGTACAATGATACCTATTTGGTATCTGCCGCAAATATAGCGAAAAGATGATATATCACAATGAGAACTTTATTAATATGTTTAATATAAAGATGTCAAACTTGCGTGCATAAACAAACTTAATGCACATCATTAAAAACAGCTATGAGTTTTATATCAAGACAACCCAATGGGCTTCTATGCCGATTCTCAACGGTAACAGATAGTGTTACAGATTATAACATGACAGATGAAGAATATATTGAAATGTGCGCCCGGAAAGCGAGAGAAGAAGCCGTAATAACCTTGCAATCTTCACTTCAACCATTTGCACAGGTAGAAAAATCTTTTGTGCCTGTGAACATGAGTAAAAGAGAGTTTAACAGGATTCTGAAATTAATGAAAGCCCCCAAACAATAGTAATGGCAGAACTGAAATATAAATCAATCATCCCCAATAATAAGCCTTACTGGTTATTGACTATTCAAAATTGGATAGAACAACAATATAAAGGGCTTCCACTTCGGAACGAAAGGAGTGAATTTGACGCTTTGCAGTACTTCATTGCTGTTGCAATAGGCGAATTAAGTAAAACAAGAGCCATTTCCCGAAGCGTAATAAGTACGGAGATTCGCACAGATACCGGTAAGACTGTGTTATTCATCAAACGTAACAATAAGGTTCTACAAACTTATTATATTGAGTAATGGTTACTTTACAAAAAGCGGGATAAGTAAATTTATCCCGCTTTTTCTTTGCAACAAAGTATTTTTTTGATACTTTTGTATTCGTTCTAAATCCCGATTAATCAATGGCTTTAAAAGGTTGCTCATACATAAAACGCGTTAAAGAAGTTAACGAAATATATGACGAATATTCAAAGTCCGGCTTATCAAACCGGGCTATTTGGCGTCGTTATATCTGGCCGGTGTATGGTATTTCCGAAAAGACATTCTATAACTACATAAATGCCGGTGCGGATTCTTCGATTATAGCCAAACAGGAAACTTTGCAGTTATCATTTTTTTAGCTGACAGCGATATTCGGATTTGCTTTTATTTTAATTTGCTTTTTCACTGCCGTATCATCCGTCATTACACACCTGAAAACTTCTGTTTCATCCAGTATTTCTTCGTGATCGTGGCAGGGAATTGATGTTGTACGTTCCAATGTTCCCAAACAACATCCACTATTAAAACCATGCAGACAGTAGTTTATTTTATCAAGTAAATCAAGGTGAAACAGTTCCCCGTCATATCCTTCCGGTATAGCATTAGTGAGAACATGCAGGCCAATGGTAAGGTCAGCATCCTGTATTCCTTTTCCCTGGCTTCTCCACTGAATTTTCCCAAACTCTATAAATATTGCCGGCATAGAAAATGCAGACTCACTTTCTATGAACTCAACTTGTCTATTCCATAACCCTATATGATTTATTGCGTAGTTAGGTGTTATCCCGCTTTCGATCATCTTCTGTAACTCTTCGGCAGTGATGAAACAGATATTATCCTGTTCGTCTATTATCAACTGCTGAAGGCGTTTTTTTAGAATCTGATATGCTTCTTTTCTCATGACTTGATAATATTAAGTTTTTCCAAATAATCTTTCATGTTTTCTTCTACAATCTGCCGGATTATCTTATCAGTGGTCTTTCCGTGTCCGATGAACCGGCGTTCCGGCATGGTGATTGTAGAACCGACTTTCTTTAGTGACATAGCCCGGTAAAATTCGGCTTTATCCGAAAGCTGGCGGTTACGTTTATTATTTCGTTTTTCTCCGTCCTTATTGTAACTGTATCCGCCAGATGCTTCTTTATATTTTGCATAGAAATAGCCTTTCATCTTCCGTGTCACTTTGATTTCTCCACCTTCATTGTGTATGCGTCCGTATGGTTTATTAGAAGAATAAGAAAGGGTAAGCCCACGTTTCCGGGAACGGATGCTTCCCCTTAATCCGCCGGTTCGCTGCATAAGCGTTCCGCCGCCATCATCGAACTGTCGTTCCGGCCATGCCTTTTCATTAAAAAAGGATTTTCTTTGGAAATTACGGTCAAACTCTTCATCCAATTCCACTTTTATATCATCCAGTGAACGGTCAATGACTTCTTTTTTAAAATCTGTATCCATTAGTGTAAATAAATAATTAGTCTTTCTTTTTAGCCTGTTTCCGTATGATCTGACAAGCAGTACAAAGTTCATTATTTAGCTTCTTCGCCTGCTTTAAATCAGATTTAGGACACACATTACATTCTGAAATGGTGTACGAGTTATAAGCCGGATAAACTGCCCTTTGCTTTCCGGGGTTAAATCGGAACATTTCTGCATGTTTCCCGGCTGTTGCCTTTTCTGCTGCATCAATAGCCTGTTTGCTATCTGTCGCCGGATATTTCGCGGCCCTGACTTTAGCGACAGTACACCGGCAACGCCAACCATTGGGCGGATAGTATTTATCCCAAAACGGGTCACTGCTTGGCAATGTAATGCCTTCCAGTTCCCGGTGTGCCTTTCTGACTTTATTGTCCCCTGCTGTCCTGTATTGAAGCAGATAGCGTCCGTCCCCGTCGTCCTGTTGTTCTTCCCATCGCGCGGCCATCGTACTACTTGAAACAGTGAAATCATATTCAGCCTTCAGGTAGAATTTGTTATAAGTATCATTCAGTGTTTGAATATCCTTATAATACTGTTCAAACGGCTTTATATTCCCGGCTTCATCCAATAACATGCTGGCGGCTTCCTTCATTTCGTGAAAGGTCTTAAAACCTGAAAAAACGCCTACACTTTCGCGAAGGCTGTCTACCATTGTGTCGGATATTGCACTTTCTTCTAATCCTTGCTGGATACCTTTAGAAAGGAAAGCAGTAGTTTCTTTCACTAAAGAATCAATTACTTTTTCCCGAAGCATATCCGCACCGAATACCCGTTTGTCATGCAGCCATTTTACTGCATCGTTGAACGCTGCTTCAATGCCTGAAGTATCAGGATAATCCCCGGATAATACTAGTTCGCTATCTCCGTAAAGTTCCGCCGCTCTTTTGTGCAGCCCCACATAATCAGTGGGGCTTAATCGAAAAAAGGTTTTGACAGGGTTACTTTTTTAGGGCCAAGTATTTTGATGCCGTATTTATCTTCAAATGATTTTGAATCACAATCAAAGTGTTCCAATAGCATTGTTTCAAATGCGACCTGTTGTTCCGGGGTATAATCTATACTTTCATCATACACGTAATACAAACCTTTAAGCGGAAACCCATGCTTAACCATGCGCGGAAGCAGTTGATCGTTAACGATGTCTTTGACAAGATCGGCATCACTGTCGATCACGTTTTCAAAGACTTCAAGATGTACTTCTGACTGTGATAGTGAACTGCCGTTGTCAATAGTCATTGTCTGATTTAATAATCCCTTACTTATTTCACTGTTGGCACGGTCAACACGCTTATCATAGACGTTAAACGCGTCCCCCCTAGTCGTTTCTTTAATATCTATTTCAGTACCTTCAGGGAATAATCCCCATGCAGCCGCGCCCATGCTTGAAAGCATATTTTCAATTTGGTTACGGTCTTTCGGGTCGCGGGTCGTTGATTTGGCTATTCTTATAGGCATACCGAATATTTCCCCGAATTGATCCCAAAACGCCAGCATGTTTTTCTTTGGGATTGCCTGATGTGCTGCTTTGAGGAATAAACCGAGGTCTTTAGGTTTACCGGCTTCAATTACCCAATCGGATAAAGGGGTGTTCCTGTAATCATATCCCTGTTTCCATTCGTCGCCCTGTTCCCGAATTATAACACCATATTCAGGTATGACATGTTTTCGTGGAATTAGTTCTACATTCTGATAACGCATTATCCCGTCAACAGTTACTACATCCCCCAACTGTATAAGTGAATGACCCCAAAAACGGCTATCAAGTATATAGTCAATAAGGTCTTTAAACCACCTTGTTTCAAACAATCTTGTAGCTTCTTCATTTTCCTGTCCTTTCACATCTACCAGTTTGAAACTTTTTTTCGTCACGAAACCTTTGCGCTGACCTACACAGCCGGTCAGGTGTAAATCAGCGTCGATGTCGGAATAAATATCATATAGCGGGCCACGCCGGGGATTATCTATGTTCAAAGCCATTTGCCACGCCTGCCGCCAGTTTTTCAAATCCTTTTGTGTCAGTGCATCCGCTTGCTGCTTTAGTTCCACCATCATAGAACTAAGCCTTTTTCGGTCGTTTTCCCTTGCAAGGTTAAACCCGCCAATATTCAGGTCTTTAGTTATTGTACGTTGTTTTCTGCTCATTTTTACCAAATGTAAGTGTTACTTTTTCCTGACCCCCATTTAATAGGGTTGTTCACATCATCTTCTCCATTCTCGCCGGTACAGGTCGGAATGTCCGGTGTAACCTTGCCTGCCTGTACTTCTTCCAGCCATTTGATTGCGCGGTCATACCGTTCTTTCCTTATCTCACGCCCCATTTTATTAGGCAACCATGACACAAGGTGATACAGGGCAATATCACAGGTGTACATGACAATAATATCATTCCTGTTATCACCTGTTGCGGAAAAAACACGCCCGGTATCATAGCGGCTTCGTAAGTAGCCTGCTATTTCTTCAATAGCCATTTTTTCAGCCTGTTCACGCTTTTGTGGTGTACTTTGTTGGAAGATGTTCAAAGAATCGGCTGAAGCTACGATATAATCATTTTCTGTTAAGAACATAATCATCCCGTTACAATGATTGCACGTCTTTCCAAATCCTGAATAGTAGTGCCCTTTTTAAAAGTATGCCTTTGAATAAGGCTTTTTAATTCCTGTTTGGAATAGACTTTTGGAACACCGGCCACCATTAGAACCATGTACTTTCTTTTACTTGTCAGCGACAATTCACGAGCCATTTTTACAGCTCTTTTAATTCTGTAATTCAGAATAATTTCTTTAATCATTTTAATCATATTACCATGAATTTTTAGGGCTTCGGCGCATACCGAAGCTAGGTTGATACTCTTGTACTCTTGTATATTTTTGTAAAATGTAAATTGCTCCTTCATCGGCGTCGGGCGCATCATCGTGCGTGCGGCTTCCTTTTTCGATTGACAGTGTTTGTTCTATGCCGGTCAACATGTCAGGGTCATTTTGCAGTTTTTCATTGTAGTAGACAAATCCCCGTTCCCATAGTGGCGAAACGGCTTCAATACGACCAAACTTTTCCGGCTTTTTACGCTTATCTCCCTGAATGGGTAACTGGTATCCACGCAAATTCCCTTCAGTGGTAAATTCATCTAGTATGATGTCCTGTAAGAAATTCGCTTCCATGTAGTATTCACATATCACCCCTTCCGGGATTCGTTCGTGCAGATCATAGAACCAGCGTACCATTTCACTAACCGAACATTGACGCACAAATGCAGACAAGTGATGCAGTTCTGTTCCGATCTTGCCCCATACTTTTATTGCCTTATAGTCATTTTGGGTACTGCCTTTAAATGATGGGTCACAATAGGCCACAATCTTATCATAATGTTCAAGTGGCAGCATCTTTTTCCAACGAATCCAGTCTTTACGAAATACAGTGCCTTCCTTAATCGGATTATTCATGTATTCTTTCTCAAAGGCCCGGTATCCCATAAATTCACGCTTTGTCTTTATGCGTTCAGGCGTCCAGTATTCCGGCCAAGAAGGTTTACCGTATTTATCTACTACATTCACCTGAATAACAAAAACGCCCTTTGCAGCCGCTATATTAGCCAGTACACTACATTTGCTTATAAGATTACCCACCATGATAAAACGTCCGCCTTCAGCCCCAAAAGACCCGAACAGGGCTTCTTTTACCCATTCGGTCAATTTGCGTACACGTGCATCGTTTTCACACAGTTCGTCATCGTCCAAGTCGTCGATCACAATATAGTCGGGCCGACGGTCACGGTATCGCATTCCGCGCGGTGACTGGCCGCGTCCACGGGCAAAGAAGGCAACACCGGAAGTTGTGACAAATTCGCCTTCTTCCCAACTACCGGCATTGTATTGCGGCCCGAAATCATGTATATACCGTTTGTTAAACTGTAATTCCGCCTGAATGTCCCCTAACAGTGTTTTGGCATTATCTTCGGATTTGCCGATAAGTGCCATAACATTAATCTGTCGCTGTTTTTGGCACATTAACCACATAGGAATCATTACGTCCATGTGGGTAGATTTCGCATGTCCGCGCGCCCATTTAAACACCGCAATTAAATCGCGGTTCTGAAGTATCTTTTTAGCCGCTTCGATGTGGAATTTAGCTGACGGCGTAACTTTGCCTGTTACCTTGTCTTTACAATAATGCGGGAAATAATACTCAACGAAATAGGCATAGTCTTTCCGGACACGTTCAATACGTTCTATTTGGGCGGCTTTCGTTTCCGCCACATTAACGGCGGACATTGTTTGTATCGTTTCCGATAACTGTTTCCACCTTTCCCGCGCCTGTTTAAGAGTAATTGAAGCCATTACACAAAACTGTTTTTACTCACATGTTCGGAAAGAAATACATCCTGATAATAGTTCATTGCCCTAACCAGTTCTGCCGTCAGTTCCTTGTCTACACCCATGCGCACCACCAGCCATTCGTTGTATGCCGTCATTACTTCATATATTGTGATCGCGTTTGTCTGCCTGTCTATTTTATCTATTGATGCCGCCAGCTTTGACATTTCATCAAATGTCAATTTACCTTCTTCCAGCTTCTTGTTAGCTTCCTGCATCATCTTGGTAACAATCTCCTTTCGGGTGATAGTTTTTGCAACTCTCATAGCATCCCACCCGCCTTCAGCTACCCACTTGTTAATTGTGACACGACTTTTACCCACCTTTTCCGCAACGAGTTTTTGTGTATCACCATTCAGGTAGTACATGCGTGCCAATTCTTTGATCTTTTCTACTTCATTTTTAGACATATTCAGCTTTACTTTTTGGCAAAATTGTCAAGCAAAACCGGGCGGGGCAATTAAGCGTGAAACGCTTTCCAACTATTGCGAAATGCTTTCATACAAGTGCGCAAGGCTTACACACTTTTTTGTCGGGGCTATTTTCGGTCGGTATGTTTGCAGTGAATTAAGGCGCAAAAGTGCGGAAACCAAAAACAATTAATATGTAGTAAATGGCAAAGCGAATAGTAATAAGTGACGAATCCGTGAACTGTTATGGCACATGGGTGAAAACTGAAGGAGTAGATATTTCCCAATACGAAAAGAACCCGGTTCTTCTGTGGATGCACTGGCGGGGCATTATAATCGGATGTATAAAGGATGTTCGTAAAGAAGGTGACAAGATCACCGGTGAACCTTACTTTGACGAAGTACGAGAAGAAAGTAAGCTGGCAAAACAACAATGGGAAAAAGGTACGCTTAAAATGGCTTCCGCACATTTTGAAGTATTGGAAACAAGCGATGCGGCAGAACTGATAAAACCGGGTCAATACCGGGCAACCGCCATAAGAAGCAAATTAATAGAAACAAGTATGGTTGACATCGGCGGGAATGACAATGCCCTGCCATTGATGTTGAGTTTTAAAGGTGAGGAATTAAAGTTATCGGCTGGCGAAGAAAATGACAGTCTGCCGTTGCTCAATAATAACAACAATCAAAAAAATGAAGAAAAAATGGATTACAAAACTATTGCCCTGAAATTAGGGTTGCTGGAAACAGCCGGAGAAAACGAGATTCTTTCTTCTATTGACCTGCTTCTTGGTTATAAAACGGCCAATCAGCAGTTACAACAGGAAAAAGAACAGTTGCAGTTATCCGCTATTACACAAACGGTCAAAGAAGCCACTGCTAAACATCTTATTCTAGCGGAAAAAGAGACGCATTTTATTGAATTAGGGAAAAAGGTAGGTATTGATAGCCTGAAACTTACTTTTGATTCTATGACACCTATTCAAAAGCCGCTGAATCTGATTAATACCACCGGCGGGGGCAATTCTATGTCATTGGACTGGAAAAAGTTGTCTGATGTTCCGGCTGACAAGATGGAAGAACTAAGAAATAGCGACAAACCCACCTATATGAAGCTATATAAGGCTGAATATGGCGTTGATTGTCCCAAATACTAATAATAATCAAATAACAAATGAAAACAGGATTAAATCTATTTTCCCGCTTGCTGATTAATGCAATGCTGGGTCTTATTCTTGCCGTTACAGTGGGTGTTCCCGCTTCTGTCGGCGCGGCCACTGTGGTAGGTGTGTCCGTATTATCGGGGAACTTTATGCCGGTCGGTTCTGCCTATGCCGGAGTATTTACAGAGATTTGGACGGGAGAACTGGTAAAAAAACTACGTGCAGGTATTACGGCTACTTGGCTGGATGGCATTCCCGATTACTCTGATAAGGCCGAGAACGATATTATCCATTTGATTGACGTAGGCGGTGACCCTGATGTCCTAATTAACAACACTACTTATCCTATTCCTATTCAGGATTTAGATGATAAAGATATTGCGATTAGCTTGGATAAATACCAGACAAAGGCAACCCGTGTGAAAGATGATGAATTGTACGCATGTTCATACGATAAGATTGAAAGTCATAAAGAACGCCACGGGGATTCGATTCTTGTAAACAAGTTCAAAAAGGCTATCCATGCGCTTGCACCACAAAAGCATACATTACTGACACCGGTAATACTGACAACAGGTGAAAACGATAATGGACGCCGTAGAATTACAATAAAGGATATTATTGCCCTGAAGGATAAATTTGATAAAATGGAAGTTCCGACCGATGGCCGCCGACTGGTATTGTGTACCGATCATGTGAATGATCTGTTGCTGGTAGATCAGAAATTCAAAGACCAGTATTACAACTACACTTCAGGCAAGATCGCAAACTTATACGGCTTTGAAGTATATGAATATGTAAGTTGTCCTTTCTTCACTACAAACGGGTTAAAGAAGAAGTTCGGTGAAGCTGCTACGGAAGGAACATATCAGGCTTCTGTTGCTTTCTACACAAAACGCATGTTTAAGGCATCCGGTTCTACTAAGATGTACTATTCAGAAGCGGCGACCAGTCCTCAAACACAAGAGAACCTAGTCAACTTCCGCCATTATTACATTGTACTGCCTAAAAAGCAGGAAGCAATAGGCGCGATAGTCAGCGCATCTTATGTGCCTGAAATCTCCGCAACACCGGAAGAAATTACATTCTCGGCTGGTGGTGGCACAAAACAGATCGCGGTCAGTGCATCTTCTGATTATGCCTATACAGAACCGGAAGGCTTTAAGATCATAAAGCAGGATAAAATTCTACTGGTTACAGCGTTGGATAACTCCACCGGTGAAGCAGCTAAAGAAGGCATTATAACGCTTACTCTTGCCGAGGATGTAACAAAGACGGCCACTATCACATTAAGCCAGCCTGTCGCCCCTGTTGCACCTGCAAAAGCAAAAGCAGCACCCAAAGCCCAATCAAGGGTGGATGATGTGCCACGTATCAACGAAACAGACGGCAATTAATAAAATGGCAAAGTTACAGTATTTAGTTATCCACTGCACCGCCACGCCTGAAGGTCGTGAGGTCACAGCCGACAATATTAAGGCGTGGCACACGAACCCGACCGCAAAGGGTGGGCGTGGCTGGAAGCAGGTAGGATATACAGATTTGTTTCACTTGGATGGAACGGTTGAAAGGTTGGTACAGAACAATGAGGATGCCAATGTTGACCCGTGGGAAATTACAAACGGGGCTACCGGTTACAATGGAATCAGCAGGCATATAGTTTATGCCGGTGGTGTAGGTCGGGACGGTAAAACGCCAAAAGACACCCGGACACCCGGACAAATGAAAGCATTGGAAGAATATGTAAAAGACTTCCATAACCGTTTTCCTTCAGTGAAGATTATAGGACACAATCAGATCGCGGCAAAGGCTTGTCCCTGTTTTGATGTACAAAAGTGGTTGAAATCAATAGGTATAAATAAATAAAATGAACACTCTTGAAATTCTCCGGCTTGTTGCAGAAATTCTCCTTGCTGTTGTGGCGGCCGGGGGCTTCAAGAACTGGACTGATACAAAGAAATACCGTCAGGAAGTAGAAAAATTACGTGCCGAGGTTGAATCAGCAAAAACAAATACCCGGAGTAATGAACTTGAAAACGTGAAAAAGGCAATGGCTATCCTGATGGAAGAAGTTGTAGAACCTTTAAAAAAAGAAATCAATGCAATTAGAAAAGAAATGGCACGGCTTCGTAGAGCCGTTGAAAAGGTTAGTGTTTGTCCCCATTCTGCTGATTGTCCTGTGCGTCGCGAGTTGCAAAGCTCCGAGGAACGCGACCGGGCTTCTCCTTCCTAAACCGATAGAGATACCGAAACTTATACCGGTACAAATTCCACCGGATTCGGCTTGGTTGCGGGCTTATTTGGCATGTGACAGTAATAATCAGGTAATCATGCAGGCTTTTGAAGAACAAAAAGGGAAAGGCATTAGTAGTTCGTTAAAGTTGGATAATGGGAAATTGGATTTTCATGTTGTGTTCTTACATGACACACTCTATATACCCGGTAAAGATTCACTGATCTACGTGCCTGTTGAAGTTCCGGGCCCTGAAACGAACGTTCTTTCATGGTGGCAACAATTATGGATAAAATTAGGGAAGTCACTTTCTTCCGGTATTGCCTTGTACCTGCTTGTCCGTTTGCTCATAAAGAGGTTTAAATAAGATTTAAACGCATTTAAAATGAAAAATAAAGATACAGAACTACAAGAGAAGCCGATAGTAACAGAACCGGAATTTTTGAAGCAATACCGGGCATGTTATCCGGGCGTTAAAAAATTCCATGTTACCGGTGATAACTTGGTCTTTCTTGACAAAGATTATAAAAATGCCGTATCCCACCAAGCACAGGTAGGAAAAGGCGAATTAAAAACCTATTAAAATTAAAAACATGAGTTTACCAAATGTAAAAATATCAATCGGCAACGGAAACATGGGAATTGTTTCTTCTTCCGATGATGGAGTTGCCGGGCTGATTCTCACGGGTACAGCCGTTTCCGAGAAACTGGAACTCAATAAAGTGTATGTATTAGGGGCGGTTTCCGATCTGGATAAATTAGGCATTAAGCCGGAAACAAACCCTCTTGCCTATAAAGATGTTAAAGCCTTCTATGAAACGTCAGGAGATGGCGCGGAACTCCATTTGCTTGTTGTCAGTGAAGCAACTACACTCACACAGATATGTGCATCTGACGCAGGTTCACCGCTTAAAAAACTGATTAATTCGGCGGCAGGCCGTATCCGTTTGGTGGGCGTAAACCGAAATACACCGAAAGAATACAATCCCACCGTAGACCGGTGTTTGGATGCGGATGTAATAACAGCGATCACGTCAGCGCATAATGTCGCGGAAGGATTTCTCGAAAGTATAGCCCCTTTCCGGCTATTTCTTCCGGCTCTTGGATGGACGGGTGAAACAAGTGATATGTTCCAGCCCCGCGAAGGAAGTTATAATCGTGTATGTGTTGTTATGTCCTCTGATGGAAAGTTTGGTGAAAGTTCTTCTTACTCTGCCGCTATCGGTCAAGTGCTTGGACGTGCTGCCAAAATAGCCGTTAATCAGAATATTGGGCGTGTACGTAGTGGGGCTATTGCTGCAAAAGGTTATTTGATGGACGGAAAAACGCCTGAAGAACATTACAGCGTATGGGGAATACTTGATGATGCAGGATATATCTTTTACCGCACATTCATAGGTAAAAACGGGTACTATCTGAACGGTGATGCAACTGCTACGGCTACTTCTGACGATTACTGCTTTCTTGCCAACGGGCGTGTTATCGACAAAGCGGTGGTAATTGCTTATGAAACGTATATTGATGATATACTTGACAACATTGAAGTAGATGCCGATAGCGGTGCAATTTCCACACCTTTATGTAAATCCTTTGAAGCAAGTATTGTCCGGGCCGTCACAACACAAATGGCAGGTGAAATCAGTTCTTTCACCGCTTATATCAACCCGTCACAAAATATTCTTTCAAGCGGACAAATGGACGTTGAATGCGATATTGTACCGACCGGGGTATTGAGAAATATAAAAGTTAATCTATCACTTAAAAATCCGACTGCATAATGGGATTACTAAATTTTAATTCAAATGAATACGCATGGGTAGATCTGAAGGTCGTCATGCTTGGCCGTGAAGTCGTAGGCTTACGGGGCATTGAGTACAAAGTAAAGCATCAAAAGGAAGCGTTGTACGCAGCAGGAAAGAAAGCCCGTGGCATTCAAAAGGGCAAAAAAGAGTATGAAGGTACTATTACACTTCTGCAAAGTGAAATAATCGCTTTAGATCGTGCTGCACAAGAAAAGGGATATGAGGATATTACAGATATTGACTTTGATGTCATTGTCTGCTATCTGCCGGATAATGGCGTTATTACTACTGATAAAGTAGTCAACGCGTCCATTTCAGAAATACCAAGAACCTTGAAAGAAGGTGATCTGCAAATGGAAGTTGCTCTTCCGTTTATTGCTCTGAATGTTGAATCAAATGTATTATAAAACAGAATATGAATACAAGGAATGTACCGGAATATTGTGAATTACGTGCAAACCAATTAGATAAAATGAATATGGAAACAAAAGTAGAAAAAACAATCGAACAGAAAATTAGTGAATGGAAAGCAAAACACGGAGATGTGTTTCAGGTTGAAGTTGATGGCCGTGTTGCCTACCTGAAAAGACCCGATAGAAAAGTGCTTGGAGCAGCAGCCGTTACGGGTAAAAGTGACCCGATGAAATACAACGAAGTTATTTTGAATAACTGCTGGCTGGAAGGGGACGAAGAAATCAGAACTAATGATGCCATGTTCTTGGGCGTTTCCGCACAACTGGCCGAAATTATTGAAATCAAGGAGGCGACACTAAAAAAGCTCTAGCAGGGACGAATGTAGCGGATAAGAAAGGCTGGCTGTCAATGGCTGATACTCTTATCCGCGCAGTCCTGCACATGAATCCCGATGAACTGACCGATGAAGAATGGGCGCATCAAACTTTCATGGCGGAATGGGCTTTATCAGTTATTCAGGAAGGCAGAATAAGATAATATCAACTATTATCATCAAAAGGGCAAAGTAAACTATATAACGGTAACGGTACATCTTTCCGCCTTTCTTCAGATACATCGGAAGTGATGTAACAGCACCATAAGGCAGAAGCACCGGAAGCGATAAAATGAGTAATCCCCACCGGATGATCGTTGGAATATTCTTTAGTGCCTGAATACCCCAATAACTAAAGAATGCAACTATATAAATAATAAAGATAATTCCTAACATGGCCAATACACTTGAATATATATTTAGTCTACAAGATAAAGTTTCTGCTAAGATAGGCAATATTACCGTAACTTCCGAAAAGATGTTAGGTAAATTTGCTGATTTAGAGAAGAAAACCGTATCTGTAAACAGGACATTTGGTGAAACCGGGCGCACGTTGGGTTCTTTACGTGAAAAAATTGCACTCCTTCAGGCTGAACGGGAATGGATACCGGCAGAAAATATCGAAGGCATCCGGGCATATAACCGGGAAATGAAGAAACTGACAAAGGAGATAACCAAATTAGAATCTTTAAACGGCGGTAAATTCAAAAAGTGGAGTAAGGAAGCATTTGCCGCAATACCGGGTAGTAACCTTATAAGCAACCCGCTTGTAGCCGGTGTTGCAGCATTGGGATTTTCAGGAAAGTCAGCAATGAATTTTGATGAAGGCATGGCACAGGTGAATATCACCGCGCAACTGGATGAAACGGGGCTTGATGATCTGAAAACTAAACTCAAAAAGATTGCGAAGGATAATAAAACGGATGTACTTGTTGCGCCTGTCGGATTTGAAAAAATCAACTCCCAACTCAACGACGTGGATTTATCTTTGTCGATTCTTGATGCTTCCCTTAAAGGAAGTAAAGGCGGGTTTACAGAACTTGATACTGTGTCCGGTGCACTAGCCCAAACACTTTCTATTGTTGGTAAAGAAAACGCCAGTGCACAAGAAGTTTTAGATACATTCTTTGCCGCCAAGCGTGTAGGTGCTGGCGAATTTGCTGACTTTGCACGTTATATGCCCAATTTGATCGCCGGTGCTTCAAATCTTGGAATCGGTTACAAAGAAGTTGCCGGTACATTTGCTTATATGACCGGAAAGGGGCAAAGTGCGGAACGCGCGGCTGTTCTCATGGAAAATGCTTTTTCCGTACTTGGACGTGCTGATGTGCGGGGCAAAATGGAAAAGGCCGGTATCAGTGTTTTCGATGACACCGGAAAGATTCGTTCTGTCGTTGATATATTCGGAGACTTGCAAGGTATATTGTCACAACTTAACGACGAACAAAAATCCTCATTGCTTGAAAAATTCGGGATTGTCGATAAGGAAGCAAAGAACGCATTTGCCGTTCTTTCCTCTGACGTTGATAAACTGAAAGGTTCAATGAATGATGTTGCTAATTCTAGCGGGGAAACGGATAAGGCTTTGCAATATTCTAAAAACTCAATGCAAAAGGCAACGGAAGTATGGGAATCATTCAAAAATGTGGGTCTTGAAGTTGGTACATTTATTCTTCCCCTTATTAATGCAGGACTTGATGTAGCCAGTACGGTATTAAGTGGATTGGGGTATGCTGTCAATCTTATCAACGGTCTGTTTTCTTGGTGGTGGGAACAGCTAGCAACCGGAAATCCCCTTATTTGGGGGATAACCGGAGCAGCAAGCGCACTATCAGCCGCCCTTCTTGTAAATTGTGTACGAATGAATGCCGTTCTGCTTGCAACTAAGGCCAAATTAATTTGGGACGGCTTGCAAACCGGTGCTACATGGTTACTAACCACCGCACAATGGGCGTTAAATGCTGCTTTCTATGCTTCGCCTTTAGGTTGGATTGCATTAGCTATCGGAGCAGTAACGGCAGCCGTAGTGTACTGCTGGAATCATTTTGAGGGCTTCCGCAAATTTATAATGAGTATGTGGGAGACTATTAAAGAGTTTGGGCGTGTATTGCTTGATGCCATTGTTTCACCATTTAAACAGATTCTAAAAGGACTTGGCGGAGTTGGTTCGGCATTGGTTTCCCTTGTTAAAGGAGATTTCAAAGAAGCGGCCACCGCTGCCAAAGAAGGGTTTAAGGACATCGGGGAAGGCATGTTAAATGCTAGCCCGGTCATGGTCGGCGCAAATGTTGTTAAGAATGGGAACTGGTCTGAAGCATGGGAAAAGGGACAGCAGGAAGGTGCAAAAAGCTGGCAGGCGTCCCAAAATAGAAAGGATGAAAAGAACAACGGTATAGACAGTCTTATCCCGTCAGCCATTCAGCCGGAAACACCGGCTGTCAATTATGACGACCTGATGAAGAAACTAGCTAAAACAAAAAAAGCTGGCTCCAAAGGGAAGAAGGTTATAAACCTGAATGAAACGTCAAAAACGGCACAGGATTATAAAGAGACTTCCGATTATACAGCCGTTACAAAGAAACTTGAACCGGTGAAAGTCAACCTGTCACCCGTATCCCAAACGATGGCAAAGGCGGACACTGCCGGTAAAGTCATAGACGGGCGATCACGCTTTGCAAAAGTGGATGATTCACGGCAACAGTATGAACCGGAAAAGGAAAACTATCTGGCGGATATAATGCGCAATGTTCGCAAGATCGCGGCGGTAGCTGCTATTCCTTTGGCGGTAAATATTGCTGCACCAGTACAAGCCGGAACACAACCGGCACAGGCGAATGACAAACCAGCCTTTACGCAGTTAGTACAACCGGATATAACAGCAGATATTCCCGCGCCGGTTTTGACCGTTAATGTACCACCGGTGCAAGAAAAGATGCAACCGGTAAACAAACAGGAAATACCGGTTTTGACACAGCCTGTTCCGTCGATCACAACAACGGATATTCCCGCGCCGGTTTTGGCCGTTAATGTACCACCGGTGCAGGAAAAGATGCAACCGGTGAATAAACAGGAAACACCGGCTTTGACACAGCCTGTTCCGCCGATTATAACAACGGATATTCCCGCGCCGGTTTTGGCCGTTAATGTACCACCGGTACAGGAAAAGACGCAACCGGTGAACAAACAGGAAACACCGGCTTTGACACAGCCTGTTCCGCCGATCATAGCAACGGACATTCCCGCGCCT